CACCAAAATGGGACGCAATGGGTACACAAAACGGCACAAGTTACGCTGCACCTTTTATAACAGGTTTGCTGGCTTGTTTAGCAGAAGTATATCCTACACTCACACAAGCACAAGCAAGAACATATTTACAAAACAATGCTGTAACAGGATTGATGCAGGACACAGCAGACGCAATAAACGTAGACGTAAACACAAGAGTAAGCACGGACGGTTCAGACATTGATAGAATAGCACTGTGGAAGAATCACAGAGCAACATCAGGTAATATGGCGTTCAACACATACAACAAAGACGTAAACAGTCGACCTACAAGTGGGTTGATGTATCCTCGTGTAAGGACACGCAGGCGTGGGTAAATACTAATATGGCATATGAGAGTTCAAAAATAACAGCGGTACCTTACTTCTACGACAAACAACTGCGCAAATACATTCAGCAGTTTATTCGTATCTTTGCGGGCTTTCAAGTAGCCATGCATGTAAACGAAGAAGGCGAGATTGTATATCAAACTGTACCAGTACGTTACGGTGATGTAAGCAGAATGGCTGCACACATTGTAAGAGAAAATTCAGAGAACATGTTGCAGACAACTCCGTTTATTAGTTGTCATGTAACAGGACTAGAGCCAGCTCCAAACATGAGAACGTTTCCTCAATACGAAGAAACTGTTCCAGTTTATGAAAAAAAGTATAACGAAGAAACAAACAGTTATGAAAATGAAGTTGGACAGCAATACAGCATTAAAAGACATCAACCTGTACCTTATCAACTTACTATGCAAGTTGACATGTGGACCAGTAACACAGAACAAAAACTACAGCTACTAGAACAAATACTGGTATTGTTCAATCCAACACTTAATATTCATACCAACAACAACGCAATGGACTGGAGTACACTCAGCTATGTAGAATTAATTGCTACTACGTGGAGTATGAGAGCAATACCCAGCGGCATTGACGATATCATTGATATTAGCACTATGACATTTACACTGCCTGTATTAATTAATCCTCCTGCTAAAGTTGTTAAAAACACAGTGATACACACTATCATTGATAATATTGAAGATGTAACAGACGAAGGATTAGAAAGTCTACGTGCAGGAGAGAACTATACTCCTCTGTTCACCAGCTATAAAATTGTTACATTAGAACAGTACAAAATGAAGTTTAACATTGATAACAGTGGCAATGCTACTGCACAACTGCTTAATCAAAATGGCAGTAATTTAGATGATAACTCTGTTGCACTCAACTGGGCAAATGTACTTAAACCGTTTGGTGTAGTTAGAGATGATGTAAGTCAACTGAGACTAAAACAAACAGCAGATCCTGCAGATACTACCAACGACATTATTGGAAATATAAAAATAAACACCACCAATGCAAATCTATTAGATATTATATTAGATTCTAGCACTGTACCCAGCAACACACAAGGCGTAGTAGACGCAGTAATTGATCCACAAATTAACTCACCGGGTGACGGAACACTAACTGCTGCCGCTACTGGAGATAGATATCTACTTACCAAAGATGTTGCATTTGGTATTGGATGGAATGGTAGTGCTGGTAAAGAGAATGATATTATACAATACAACGGATCAAGTTGGGATATTGTATTTGATGCAAGTTCTATTACTACTGTACAATATATCACAAACACAACAACACAAGATAGCCTAAAATGGACAGGAAGCAAATGGGTCAACACATTTGAAGGCACATACAATCCTGGCTTCTGGCGCATATACCTATAATGATACAAGCAAGCGGATGCTGTTTTCTAGCCTTGGATACAGGCAGAATCATGCTACAACAAAGAAGTAAAAAAACAAGTCATCCACTCACATGGAGTTTTTGGGGCGGCAAAAGTGAAAACAACGAACGCCCAATAGAAACACTGTTGCGAGAATGCAAAGAAGAACTAGGCCCATTGCCTGATATTGAAAAAGTATATCCTCTACACACGTTTTTGAGTGACGATGGCAAGTTTACATATCACACATTTTGTACCACGGTGTTTGAAGAATTTATTCCACAGTGTAATCATGAGAGTGCAGGTTATGCGTGGGTTAGTATAGACTGTTGGCCCAAGCCTTTGCACAGAGGTGCAAGAGTTGTACTACAAAGACCAGAGATGGTTGAAAAAATTACTACTATATACAACAGACAAAAAGACAAGTTAGACTTACCAAATTGGCTAGATAGTTTTTAATTATTTTTCATTCTGGCTTAGTTGGCCACTCAAATGATTGAGGCGTTATACCACCTTTTTGATCTTCTGTCATTGAATCATACTCTGTAGAAAATGTTCCTGGAACGTCTCTAAGTTGTTGTCTGTATGTTAACATAGCATCTCTAAATTCATCTGTAACAGTTACATCTGGTAAGTGAATATAATCAGTGGCTGCTAAACGTTTGTCACGCTCTTCTCTACACCAAATCATACATTGGTCTTTCCATTCTTGGTCTAGTTGTTCTGCTGTTTTAATTTGTTGTTCCATGTTAGTGTGCCTGATCGCTTATTTGAAACGCCCATACTTGAAAATTTACTGTACTATTACCATTTGACCATACTTGTAAGCCATGATTATTAGCGTTTCCACCAAACCTCTTAAATCTAGCATACAGTACCTGACCATTTGTAGCGTGTCCAGATCCTGTCAAGTGTATGTCAGTAGCAACGTTTGAGTTTGTTGAGCTAGAATACCATTGCATTATTCCAGTCCAAGTTTCACTATACCAAGGACTGGTGCTGATTTTAAATGATACAATATATGGTCCTGATTCTCCTGACCAGGATGATCTAGGAACCACTGTTTGAGCACTGGTTGTTAAGCTAAAAGAACTATTAGAATATATTTGCTGTCCATGTCCGTCAATTCCATATTGATGTACTGTTGCCATTTATTTGTTCTCCAATTTCTCTTTTAGCATATTTATCTGCTCTTGTTGTTCTTTGATTGCTTCAATAAGAAGACTTACCATGTTGCCATATGCAACTGATTTAATTCCATCTTTACCTTCACTAACAACCTCTGGTAATACCTTTTCTACTTCTTGAGCAATAACACCAGCCTGTCGAGGATTATCTTCTATATCATTTCTATTGAATGTAACACCACGTATATGTAAAACTTTATCTATCGCATTTGGTATAGGAGTAATATTATCTTTAAGTGATATATCAGAGCTGGCGTTTACAACACCTGTGGCTAGTATATTACCTGCAACATGAAGTTTTTCAGTCGGGCTACTATGTCCTATAGCAACATTATTGTTCGTTGCAATTCTAAGTGTCAGAGTAGGAGATGTTGTTGATCCATTTAAAAAATCTATATTTCCATAAGGACTACCAGATTGACCATCGGCTCTATAACTTTTAAATTCCCAATTAGCCGATCCTTCATTCCATTCTATGCTAGAGTTGATGTGATCACTGCCGCCATAATCATTCCACCATTCTAATCCAGCTCTACCAGTGCTGTTGTTTAATAACCTTATCTTAGGGTTTGTTGCTTCAATGTGAAGCATTTCACTTGGATTATCTGTACCAATACCAACGTTAGAACTTGTATGAATTTCGTTTGTATTTCTACCGCCAACGAATCCTTCTGTAACCGCTATTGAAACTAAATTGCTCGGTGCATTGGCTCCCCATCTACCCAAATCTTCAAATTTAATAGCACCTTCATATCCACTTCTTCCCATTATTTCGACTTCTATTACGACATCTTGCATTCGTAAGCTACTAGTATTAGGAAGTTTTATTACTAGACCATTACTTTGACTATCATATCCAGAAGTCGGGTTATGGTTATAAAAGTTTAAATTATTCTCTATATAGTCGATGTTTGATTCAGATACATAAGTTGAGGCTTGCTTTCGATGTTGCTGTACTTTATTAACCTGATATTGGCTAAAATCCCATGTACTATAATTAGTAGTACCACCTCTGTAATATGAATGAAAAGTAAATTCAGCAGAGTACGCACCAGAGTGATGACCTTGCAAATATGCTATTTTTATTCTACCATATGTACTATTCGAATCAGCGAAAGAGGCTGGAAGTTGAAGTCTTACACACTGAGAATTTGTATCATTCTGTGTGCCATCGCCATGTAAAAGAACGTGAGATACCCATGTTCGTCTAAAAGCTATATCTGAGCCATAAGTAGAAGCTTGACCTTGCGCTGGTTTTAAAACTAAATCGCCGCCGGTACCGAAGCCATATCCAGATGGTTGACTAATTGTCAATGTACCACTCGGTTGA